ATAAAAAAGCAAAGAAAAATATACATACAGTTAAAATAGGGGAAGTATGAAAAGGTCTAAATATGGTGGCGATGGCTCTGGCTTTGGCTCTGAATATGGCTCTGGATATGGCAATGGGTCTGGCTCTGGCTCTGGATATGGCTTTGGTGGTGGCTCTGGATATGGCTCTGGTGGTGGCTTTGGCTCTGGTGATGGCTCTGGCGATGATGGCTCTGGTGATGGTTATAGCAATGGGTCTGGCTATGGTTATGGCTATGGTTATGGTTATGGCTCTGGCTTTAGCTATGGCTAAAACCTTGCACAATAAAAGCAAAGAAAAATATACATACAGTTAAAATATGGGAAACATGAAAATGTCTAAAGATGATAACTATGGTGATGGATATAGATAAAGTTTATTTAATTTACATAAATTATCTAAATAATGGAGGAGAAAATGATAAAAAAACAAAAAAACATAGAAGATAGGACTCTAAATGAGTTAAAAAGTTCAGTAAAAGAAGTAGAAACAATAAAAGAAGAAATACAAAATAAAGGTAAATCTTATTGTATTGTTAGAACTTATTCAGCAGGGGTATTTGCAGGGGAATTTGATAGAAAGACTGAAGGCAGAGAAGGCACAGTTTACAAAGCAAGAAGAATATTTTATTGGGATGGTGCTGCAAGTCTTTCTCAAATGGCAAATGAAGGAGTAAAAAAACCAGAGAATTGTAAATTTGCTCAAGAAGTTTCAGAAATAGATTTAAAAGAAATAATTGAGGTTTTACCTTGCACAATAAAAGCAAAAGAAAATATACAAGCAGTTAAAATATGGGAAGTATGAAAATGTCTAAATATGATAACTATAGTTGTGGCTATGGCTCTGGTGATGGCTCTGGCTATGATGGCTATGGTTGTGGCTCTGGCTATGGCTCTGGCTCTAAATATGGCTCGGGTGATGGCTCTGGCGATGCCTCTGGTGATGGCTCTGGCGATGCCTCTGGCTATGGCTCTGGCCATGGCTCTGGCGATGCCTCTGGCGATGGCTCTGGCGATGGCTCTGGCGATGCCTCTGGTGATGGATTTGACGATGGCTCTGGCGATGGCTCTGGTGATGCCTCTGGCGATGGATTTGGCGATGGCTTTGGATTTGGCGATGGATTTGGCGATGGCTCTGGTGATAGCTTTGGATTTGGCGATGGCTAAAGTTTATTTAATTTACATAAATCATCTAAATAATGGAGGAGAAAATGGAAGAAACTAAACCGGAACCAAAGGAATTTAGAGTAGCGTTGGAAGACGTAGTTTTAATGCTTGAACATAAAAAAGACACACTATGCACTAAAGTAGCTAAGCTACAGGGTACAAAAGCAGAGAACTGTACTGCTTATTTGCAATTAGTAATAGAAAAAAATATCTATATAGAGCTTTACGAGAAGACACGAAATATGTATGATAGATTAGTGAAACTATACGGACAATAAAAACGGAGAAGAACTAATAAATGACTGAAAAAATAAATATTGGTAACTATCACTTTAAAGAGTTTTCATTATATCTAACACGATATAATTTTAAGAAAGCGACGAAGAAAATAAAAATATCAATTTTTGAATCTCTCTTAGAAAATAGCGAAGAAATAGTTACCGATAATAAAATTGATATTAATAAGATAAATATCGCTCCTTATTTTATAGAAGAGAATAAAAAACGCTTAGACAATAACTGCTTCACGTTAGCAATGTCTAAAGATATACTTACGTTATTAAATAATTATGAGAATAAAGAGCGTATTAAAAATGTGAATATAGCTACAGAAGACTACGAGTACAGAAATAGTTTAAAGAAAGAAAACTATAATATTTTAGTGAGCGAGAAAGAACAATACGATGAAGTAGACGTAAATGAGCTTATACCCGACGATGATTATGATTATAATAGTCTTATAAGAAACTTAGAAAAAAACGAGAACTTAACACACCTATTTAATCATAAAATAAAAAATAATTTAAATTTAAATTCACCTAAGTTACAGAGAGTAACTTTTAAAGTTATAAACAAATGTGAAGACACGACTTTTCCGATAAAATATAAAATCGTATGTCCAGAACCTAATTGTACTAATATAGTAAGATTCACAGAGTTAGATTTATACAGACCTATTAAATGTGGTAAAGACATAGAAGAAGAAGGTCATAAACTCACTATTTCAAATAAAATAGTTGAAACTTCTCGTTGTTTATATGGTTATAATATGGAAACTTTAGAAAACGATAACTTTAAAGAACTCACGCCAGTAGTTTATAGCTTCGAAGAACTAAAAGAAGATATTATAGAAGCTGAAATTATTAACGCTACGATAAGCACAGGTTCTATGAAATTAAATAATTTCTTATTAATACTTTCTACTAATCCTTTTAATCGTGCTAAGCTAAATAAACAAATCATTAGTAAGACCAATAAATATTTTCTAGAAGATATTTATTTGAGCTTTAAAGATTACCTTAAAGAGCATCATAATATTTTAGTTCGTGACGATAATAAAATTGTAGCTCACGTTCTTATTTTTACATTATTAGCAAAGATATTTCATAATAAGCGTTTCTATAGCTATATTATTGGAGAAAGCGGGTCTGGAAAAACATATTGGTCAAAAATATTACCACGATTATTCACAGGATTAAATATCACTGTAAACGGCTCTCACGTATCGAAAAATATATTTTTAGGTGGCACAAGTGCCAAAAAGAGTGTGTTTAACACTACTATGATACAACGAGGTGTTGTTGGTACTCACGATTTAGTAATAGCCGAAGAGGCAAGTAACGCTTTAAATGCTTATAGTGATAGTGGAAATAATAAAGTTGATAATCTATTTTCAATGATTAAGTTAAGCTATGAAGAATTAGTACCTATCACCACTCAAGGCACAAGCGAATACCCAAGCAGAGCGGTGCTATTTTTAACAGGGAACTTTGAGCAGTTAAGTACTACGAAAGACTATTTATCATTAGTAAGTGCGAGATATAAAACACTTGCTAATAACGCTAAATACTCAACGAATTGGCCCTTGTTTAAATCATTAGAATATTATAAAAAAGATTTAAAAAATGAAAATCTTGCAAGAGCACATTACGATATAAGAAGATTCAATAAAGATTATCATGATAACAATTACATACTTAGATTACCACCAGCAGAGATGGCAAGATTTAGTTTTTTTATAGCTATAGAGAATAATTCAAAAGAAGAGTTTAGCGAGTTTAATAAACTTAATTCTAATTTTAACTCGTTTACTCATAAAGAGCAGATTATAGAAGAGCTTGGTTTATTATTTCATAAATTAGATATTAACAGACTTAGTGATTCACAGATACCACTTTATAAGCCGTTTTTTAGTGACATATATAATTATTTATCTAAAGAGTTTTTCAATAAAAAGCAAAACTTTAGACTTACTAAAGACGATATAAATCAACATATCAAGATTAATATTTTGGATATAGCGAGAAGTTTCTTTTTATTACAAAAGCAATTCTACGGGAAAGAATTAAAGTTATTAGATGAAGATAAAAAACTATTCGAAAACTTTATGCTGTATAATTACAATAACTTATCGAAAGAAGAAGCTAACTTAACAAAGCGACCGTACTTTAATGATTACTCGTTATTCGACGAGAGTTTAGAATTTAATAGAGTTATCGACGACGAAGAAGGTGAAAAAAAGAAAAGTGAAACCCGAAGTTTATCTGGGCAAGAAGTAGATTTTAACGATTTGGAGGAAGTATCGAGTGATAATATATTCAAGAAAATGGAGAAAGTAGAATGAAAAAATAACTATGATGTATGCAGGGAATTGTCGTGTTTCTGGTGTAAAACTAGGAATAACCTGTGAAAATAAAGAAAAAGTTCAGTCAATATTAAACAAACATTACAAAGATTGTAGTCAAATATTAAAGAAACGGAGATGAAAAATGTCAAAAATAAAAGATAATTGGATAATAATAACATTAGCAATAATAGTTTTTTTATGGAATGGAGGAGTTAGTGCATTATATGCAAAGTCAGTATTTCAACAAGTAGTATTTGAAGCTAAGACCATATCATGGTTATTAGTGTTAATGATGTTTAAGAGATAAAAAGAGGATTGAAAATGGAAATTAAATTATAATCAAATAACATTATGAAAAAACAAATAGAGTTTCTTGGAATAACAGATAAAAGCACAGTTTATTCTAAATTTTCATTTGCTGAAATATGGAATTTTATTAATCCTAATGAAGAAAAAACTTATGAAATAAGGATAAAAAGTTCTATAAAAGATGATAAATTATATCATCCTAAAATTATAGGAAAAAGATTTAATATTCCTTATCATTTCACAGGTGTATTTATAACTAACGCTCATGAATATAAAAAAGTAGCGTGTTATTGTGTGGCAAATAAACTTACGGCGTATTTAAGTATAAACCCAAAAAGAAAATCTTATCACGGTAACGACGGACTTAAATTTAAAACACTAAACGGGAAAAAACAGAGTGAGCTAGGAATATTCAATATTTTAATAGACTTTGACCCTACTAAAAAACTAAAGACTAAGATAGATAACACAGAAGAAACAGCTTATAGGAAAGCTAAGCTTTTCTTGAAAGAAAACACTAATATCAAAAAATATATGTTAATAAGTAGTGGGAACGGAGCACAGTTAAGGATTCCATTAGATAGTCCAATACTTTTACCTAAAGATGAGTACGATGATAAAAACAGATTTATGGAAACCAAAGAAATAGAAATATATTCAAGACTTTTAAAAACAGCTATGGGAAAAATAATAAAAAAATATTCTAGCGACTTAATAATTGTTGATATAACAGGCTTTGAATTAGCTCGTGTAGGACGTTTACCTTTTTCAATAAATTTCAAGCGTAACAAGAAAAAATATTGTGGACCGATAGAAATTGTTGACGAAGGTGAAAATACCGGGCTTCACGATTTTATTAAGAGTTTCTATGATAAAATAGAGTTAGAAGAAAATAAATATGAACAATATAAAGCTAGGGAAATAAGTGATGAGTTTAAATACACTATAGATAATATTCAGGACTCAAAATTAGTTAAGTTTCTTATTAAAGACGAGTTACCGAGTGGAGGGCGTAATAATATACTATTCTTCCAGTTTAAGTTATTATTAAGTAATCTAAATATAAGTTTTAAGGAAGAGAAGATAAAAGCTTTAGTTCGTGATATGGAGCGAGTGCAAAAACATCATTTCCCGTTAAATCCTTGTACTGGAACTTTTCATCCAGAAGCTATAATAAATTATTGTATAGAATGGGATATTAAACCAATATATCCTGTTTTATATTATAAAGAGCGTAAACGAAATTTAGGTAATTTGATATTTAAAGAAGTTTATGAAGATTTTTTAAAAATTCATAACGGTTTTAAAACATTACCCGATGGAAAAAATATCACTAGAAAAATAATAAAATATTGTGAGCTTAATAAATTATGTTTCACTAATAAAAAATTATTGAGAATAGATTTAAAAAAATTATTCGTCGTTATAACAAATGATTGTAACGACGTAACTAAATTATCATATTTAATCGAAAGTAAAGTATTGAAAGATATTTTGGAGAAGACATAGATTCAATTGAAAAGATTTAAATACAAGCTTCCCCGAAATAAAGATATTAAGTATTAGACCCTTTCCCGAGCAGGGAAATTCGAAAAACGAGGTGTCAACCAAAATCCTAGAACGCCTACAACCCGAAAGGGAGAGACTAAAGTCTGGGTGTAACATTCACAATGAAACAAATAAAAATAACTAAAGAAGACTTAGAAAGTCCAATAAAAGGAATTTCAGTAAGATTACCTGATAACTTAGGTAAAAAAATAAAGTCTGAAGCTTCTCTTTTAGGAATTACCAGAGACGACTTAATAAAGACTTTATTATTAAGTGGAATAACCAACACAGATTTGGAAACCATTTAATTATGCTTGGAAATATACCAAAATTTATAAAACCGGAGGAATATCAAATGACAGAAGAAAACGTATTTAAGAAAATGGAAGCTGAAGGAGCTTCTACAGAAGTAGAGCAACAACAGCCCGTAGTTTCTAACAACGAAATTGATTATGAGAAATTAAGCAACATAGCAGTAGGAGACAAAGTCAAGTTCGAAAGAATAAGTTTAGACGGAAAAATAGTGAAAATTTCTAAAGCACAGTTATTTAACGCAGACACTAACGAAGAACCAATAACAGCTATGAACGATAAAACTAAAAAGTATTATAAATGCAATTTTATAATACATTATGAGAACGAAGTTATACCAGAAGATAAACCACAGCGTGAATATATATCAGGAGTTATTCAATTTTTACAGAAAGATGGTTCATTAAGTGCGCATAATTTCTGGTACGAAGATTCAGGAACACAAACAGCCGCTCTTTGGGAGTTAGTTGCTAAGAAGAAAGGTATTGAACCTAAAGAGTTAAATCCCCGAGAATTTATTGGTTATTTAAACTCTGGTGTTAGTGTGAAACTAAGTTATGCCGACGTTATATATAACAAAAAAATATACCATAAGAATCTCCCTGTTGAGATTATTTAATTTTTTTATTTTTGGGAGTAATAACGGTAAGGCACCGTGTTTCCAATGAAGTGTCATAGACTGCTGAGTTGGTAAGCCGAGTGAGTGACTATGGCGTAAATCGGTTGAAGGTTCGAGTCCTTCTATTCCCATATATAGCTACGAATAAATTATTTTTAAAAAGGTGATTGATATGATGAAAACCAAAAAAAATTTTTTACAAGAAATAGAAGATTTTATTGATAAAAATGCTATAGAATATGATGATGTTTCTATAACTATAGAAATAGAAAACGTAAACCTGTTAAACATATCTTCAATTAAATCTGATAGATTCCATGGAAAATTAAAATGTTAAGGCTGAGTTATTCCCAAATAAAGTTATTTAAGACATGTAAGCGTAATTATTATTATAGATACGTACTAAAGCTAAAAGAGAAAAACATTGAGACAAAGTGGATGAACTTTGGTAGTGCAATGCATAAAGTTCTAGAAGACTATTATAATGATACTAACATCAATTATCAACAAAATATGATAGAACAGTGGAAAATATTTAAGCTTGATGGTAGAATGGATTTCAATTCTTTCCGTGTTCACGTTCTCAACGGGATAGCTTTACAATTAAAAGTCACTGACGTTGAAGAAAAATTCTTTTTTAGAGTAAAAGATTATCAAATAGTAGGCTACGGTGATATTATAAATAACAAAACAGGTCTTATTCTGGATTGGAAAAGCGGTACTTATTCGAAGTTTAAAGCAGACGATTACAAAAACCAGCTTAAATATTACGCTTATTTTTTTTATAGAAAGTATAACAAATTACCTAGCGAGTGTAGTTTATTTTTCAACAAAAAAAGTAAGCGTGTAAGTTTTACTTTTAGCAAAAGTGATATAAAAGAAGTTGAAGAAGAGATTATACAAGTAGGTGATGAAATTACTTATATGAAAGCGACGCTTAAAAAATCACATGATTGGGTCCAAAATATTAAATCGTGTTTCTTTTGTGGATATAAAAGAGCGTGTTTAGAAAACTCTACAGAGCTTAAATTCCATATTGTAATAAAGAACAATTTTTGCTTTCTAGAAGGTGATGTTACTCCATTATTGGTTGAGGGAATAGACAGAGAATTGAAATTTGATTTAAATAATAAATATTGGATTATGAAACAAGTTTTAGCAAAAAGCAACGGTGTTCCACCCAATAATTATGACGATATAGGCACCAAACATCTTTTTGATAAAATCCACAGAATGTTTGGTTTCGGGCACTTAAATAAAATAAAAGAGATTCTAAAACAATATGCTGAATATTATGATAAAATCTTAAATCTTGAAGTGGAAGATTTACGAGACAAAGATGTTCTTAATTCTAAACTAGATATTATGCCCGATAAGTTAATCACGGATAAAATATTCAGACCTTATCAAATAGAAGCTATCGAGAGCTTTATTTATCATAACGGACTAGGTATATTTGAAATCGCAACAGGTGGCGGTAAAACTCTAATTGCGAGTGAACTAATACGTATGGTTGACACTAATACTTTATGGATTATAGATAGAAAAGAACTGCTTTATCAGACTAAAGACGTATTAGAAAAACTTTTCGGTTTTGAAATTGGATTAATTGGTGATAGTGTAAATAAACCACTTGGAATAACAATAGCTACAGTGCAAACTTTAAGCCAAGATATTCCACGATTTAAAAGCTTTCTAAATAAAGTCAATTTTATCGTTGTAGATGAATTTCATAAAAGCGCAGCAGAGAGTTATCAAAAAATATTTAAAGAGCTACGAAATACTAAATACAGACTAGGAATAAGCGGTACTGTTTATCGTGATGACGGAAATACACCAGTGCTTTTTAGTCTTATAGGTGAAGTGATATATAAAAAGTCCGCAACTGAGTTAGAAATTCTTGGTTATCTTATGAAGCCAGAAATTAAATTTTTGGAATTAGAGCAACGAGGTAGTTGGGTTGGAACTTATCCAGAAGTTTATGAATCTGTTATAGTTGATAATATCGAAAGAAACAATATTATATATGGATTAACTAAAAAATATTTGGAAGAAGGTAAAAAAATTTTAATACTTACTAATCGAGTGGCACACGGTGAGAAATTATTAAAACTTTTCGAGTTTAATAAAATAAATGTTTATTTTATTCACGGGTCTGTTAATAATATAGCAAGAAAAGAAAAGTTTCAAGATTTTCGAGATAATAAACTAATGATACTTATTGGAACTATCTCGATATTTAGCGAAGGAATTGATTTACCAGATTTGGATGTGATTATAAACGCTAGTGCAAATAAAGGTGAAGTTAAGACTATTCAGAGTTTAGGAAGAATACTTCGAAAGCACGAGACTAAAGAAAGAGCTATCTATATAGACTTCATTGATAATAGTAAATTCCTTAAAAAAGCAAGTAAGTCACGAATAGAAACCTTTAAGAAAGAGGGACACAAAGTAAAAATAGCAAAGTATCAAGATATGTAAATAGAAAAGTTTATAAACAAGCTTTCCCTAAATAAGAGTAGTGAGTTTGTTCCTAGCTCTTAAGGGAACGGAGAAAAAATGGAAAGACGTTATGGAAATTATAAATATTTACAAAAATCATTAGCAGAACATTACGATTTGGAATATTTTGGTGGAGAAGGAGCAGATAAGAAAAGTCAATATTTAATTAAGGAGATACAATGCCTATATTAAGAATACCAGAAATAGCCGAATCTCACGACGTTATTAGGGAACTTAGCGCAATGAAATTTATTGACTTAACACCTGAGGAACTTAGTAATAAGATAGTGAGACAGAAAGAACTTGAAGATAAACTACAGAGATTAAAAGACATAATCAAAACCAAAAGAAATGAGCTTTTAAGTAAAACAGCCGAAGAGCTTAAAGAAATTTCAAAAATTATGGAGACAAAAAAAATGACTGAAATAAAAAAACCGGTATTAATAAAAGACAAAGTTAGTGAGTTAGAAAAGAAAGTTTATGAGTTTCTAAAGTCACTAACAACAGACCAAAAAGTGTTAGTAAGCTTAACCAATAAGCTACTAAACAGATTTAGACAAGAGAAAAAAGCATCAGAAACCAAAGAAGAGCCAGAAACCAAAGAAGAGCCAGAAACCAAAGAAGAGCCAGAAACTAAAGAAGAGCCAGAAACTAAAGAAGAGCCAAAAGAAACTAGCGACGAAGGAGTTGCTGAAATTGGTGAGGCTGTTTAAAATGATAAAAATAAAGGCAAATAAGTTAAAAGATTTTTTGATCAAAACAACAGCAGATGGCTTAGTGAGTGACGCTAAGCTTATTTTTAGTGTAACAGGATTAAAAATGCAACATAAAGACGAGCCAGGAGTTATTTGTATTGTAGGTCTTTTGGATAAATCAAACTTCAATGAATATGAAGAGCTTATTTTAGACGTGAAAAGCACTAAGACGCTAATAAACGCCCTAAAGACGTTTAAGGATAATATGATAAATATTGTCAAGAAAGATAATATGGCAAAAATTTTAGACGAAAACGGAGGCTTCGATTTAGCTTTAGCTGAAAAGATAATATGCTATAAAGAATCACAGGGAGAACTAGCTTATAAAAATAAGATTCTAGTTAAAAAATCCATGGTAGATACTATTGTAGAACGTAGTAGTATAGTAGCTAGTGACGAAGTAATAATATTAAATAAAGATAAGGAACTTAGTTTCTCGATAGGTAAAGAGAGTGACTTAGCTAATAGTAAAGCAATTAGTAACGTCGAGGAAGAGCTTAAAACTAGCTTCGATTTAGCTTATTTTAAATCTATCACTGCGAAACTGGACCCAATATTTGATTTTTCTATTGGAGTAAACGGAATGCCAAGTCGCTTCGAAGAGAAGACCGACAAATATAGTATCACTTATTATATAACACCGATAAGCGAGAAGAAAGAAGATAAAATAACAGAAGAACCTAAAGAAGCAGAGAAATCTGTTTAATTTATTTTCAAAAATGGCAATAAAAATAAAATCTAAAGAAGTTTGTTCCGTGTGTAATAAAGAAACACTGGAAGTTACAGAATTGTTTAGATTAAATTATCCTTTTGGAAAAAAGTTCCGAAAAGGTAAGAACCATCATAAATTAGCACGACCTACAATGAGTGTTAAATTAAGATTAGAAAAATGTATGTCTAAAGAATGTAATCTTACTAGTCATGAAAAACTAAAAGATGTTACGGAGAAGATGAAAAATGGAAATGCCAATAGATGAAATAATTGATAGATTTACAATTTTCCGACTAAAAAAAGAAAGAATAGGCGGAGAAGAAATAACAAAAGCTTGTAAAAGTTATTCTGATGAAATAGGTGATTTTGCTTTAAAGTATGAAATTTTTGACTCTAAGTGGATTAAAAATTTACATAAAATAAATTCGAAGATATGGGATTTAGAAGCAGATATAAGAAACGCTACACTTAACGATTTAAAAGAAATCGGTAGAAGAGCTTTATTAATTCGTGACGCTAATAAAGAACGCATAAGAATCAAAAATGAAATAATTCGTATTACAGGGATAGGTTTTAAAGACGTGAAAATCAATCATTGTTCGGAGGAGAAAAATGCAACAAATATTCAATGAAAAATACAGACCTAATAAGTTCAACGAAGTGATAGGATTAGATAGCGAAATCCCTAAACTTGTAAAAGACGGTAATATTCCTCATCTTCTTTTTATTGGTCCAGCTGGAACGGGGAAAACTACTACAGCCAGAATTATCATTAAAGAATTAGACGCAGATAGTCTAGTTTTAAACGCTTCCAAAGAGCGTGGAATAGACACGATAAGAAATAAAATAGAGCCGTTTGCATCTAAAGCTAGTGATAAGATTAAGATAGTGTTTTTAGATGAGTTCGACCATACAACACCTGCATTTCAAACAGCGTTACGTAATTTTATGGAAACTCACTCACTAACGACGAGATTTATTGCAACGTGTAATTATCCAACTAAAATAATTGATCCTTTAAAAAGTCGATTTGCTCAATTTAATTTTTCTAGATATGACGAAGAACATAAATGGCGATGGCTTAAGGGTATTGTAGATACAGAAAAAATAAATATAGAAGATTCAACTTTGTTTTTATTAGTGCGAAAATATAAAGACGATATACGAGCCATGATAAATTTCTTGAATAAAAACAAAAAAAAAGAAATCAAAAAAGAAGATATTACAAGAGAAGACGTAGTTTTGAATATTCTAGCTAAGCTTAAAGATAAGAAATGGCACGAGCTAAGAACTTCTTTATTATTAGAGAATCTGGATTATGCTAGTTTAATCGAAGAGTGCGAGATTATAATTTTCAATCACAAAGCTATACCGTTAGAAGCTAAACGAAAAGCAAATATATTAGCTAGTAAATACCAGTTCGAGATGTACTTTAGCTTTAACAAAGAATTAGCTTTTAGTAGCTTCTTAGCAGAATTGGAGAGCGTATTACAATGGTAGAAATAAAAGGAAGTGTTTGGTTTAGTTTAATGAGTTGTAATATTATAGGAATAGTTACTACTAACAATGGATATGAAGAAAAAGCATATATTGGAATAGGACAAGGGTTAGATACACAAGAAGACGAAAAACATATTGCATCATATGGAACTCCTTTTCCATTAAAACAAGCAAAAGAATTAATATGAAACAAATAAGAGTGCTTTACTATATGCACATAAGTACGAGACGATTAGTCAGTGATAGTAATTATTATACGCTTCGAAATCTTTTAAAGTATATTAATCGATATTATTCAGACCATTATTATTTTTACATAACTTATCCGACGAGTAGCGAAAACGATATAGTTATGAAAGAACTAAAACAAGAGTTTAAAAATATTAATCCTGTACCTATAAAATATCACACGACGAACGCTTTTTTCAGAAATTCTATAGACTGGGAAAGTATGAATAAGGAAGCTCGTGAGTACGATATTATTTTAAGCCAAACACCAGAAATTAATTTCGAACTATTAAGCTACGCTATTAGCAAAGGAACATATTGTCCATTAATAAGTTATTCTAATTGGCTTCCTAGTTTAGTGAGTAGACCTATTAATGCTAATTATGATAATGGTCAAAGAGAGCGATTAGCAATGGAAGCTAAGTATTTTTATAATTATATCTTAGCTTACAAGAATTATAATAATTCTTTGCATGGAACTAAATTATTAAAAGAATCATTCGAAAAAATAGACCATGGACCTTGGAAGCAGGAGATATTAAATAGTATTACACCATTATATCTTACGACTGACCACGAAGAAATTGATAAATATAAGCCGGCAAACTTAAAAAAATTCGATATTCCTACTATCGTATTTAATCACAGACACAATGTTTATACCGGATTCACAGACTTTTTTAGAGCTATCGAGAGAATAATAAAACTTAGACCTAATTTAAAGTTTAAGATATTTATGACCTCAGTAGGAGAAAACGATAAGACATATAAATTCGATATTCCTAATGAGTATTTCTTAAATAAGAAAACATTACCGTATCCGGAGTACGTCGAGACACTTTGGAAATGCCATATACAAATTAGTCCACATACAGGAGATAATCAATGGAGTATGTCACACTTCGACGGTATGTTTGCCAATTTAGTTCCACTTTATAGACGAGGACATTTTTTCGACGAGATGTTTGTTGGTTTAGATAATCTTGATAAATATAATTTTAAAGATGACGATGAATTAATAGAAAAACTTATATTTATGATTGAAAATATTGATAAATTCGTTATCCAAAATGATATAATTTTTAAACATTTTCGGAATAACTGGGTATATGATAAACTTGTTCATTCTTGGGCAAAAGCTATAGATGATGTTTATAGCGTTGTAATGACATATCCTAGTTCTAAAAAATTAAAATTATTGAGCCAAGAAGACTTTCCTATGTCGTGGCAAGCCTTAAAAAATAAGATTAACATAAGCGACCAACGACCCCTTAATAATTATAGAAAAACTATTAAAGAAATATTTAATTTAAAAGAAGATATGGAGAATAAAGAGATAGTTCTATATAATAACGACGATAATATACGAAAAACGAGGGGATTCTTTTGAGCGACGATAACTTATCATTTATTGATAAAAGAATAACAAAAATATCATTTGCAGGAACAATAATAGAAGAAAAAAGAGTAAAAGTTCAAGGAGAAACATTAGCTGATGTTAAAAAATGTTTTGACGAAGAGTGGAAGAAAGAATGACTGGATTCTTCGGTAGCATAAAATATAATCTTTTACCCGATGATTATAAAGAGACCAGTAAGACTAATCCGTTTATCGAGTATAAGCGAGTATTAGAAGGGTTTAGTCCTGACCAAAATATGTTAATTCCACTCGTGAATTGGTTTTCTAATCACAAGCTTAATATTACCACGATGCAGAGAGCTAATAGAAATCTATTTTATAATAAAAAGTCTATTATAGCCCATTATATCGCTCTAAATATCAATCGCTCCGTAAGATTTATTAAGTATCCTAAGACGAAGAAAGAGCCTAATGAGCTAGATTTTTTAATTCCATATATATTAAGATACTATTCTTGGTCACAGCGAGAGTACGAATTTCATAAAGACTTAATCAACTTAGAAGACAGAGATTTACACTTGACTTTACATAGAGCGTTCGCACTAGAGAAAAAAGAACTTAGAAAATTGGGGATTAAGCAAGAAAAAATAAAAGTTAAATTCGAAAAACATCAACGTACTCGAGGTTTTTTCTGATGAAAGAATCACGATACGGAGCAAAAAACGGAAATTGGAAAGGAGGCAGAAGAGTATCTGACGATGGAAGAATATTCATATATTCTCCTAATCATCCTAATCCTGATATAGGAAGAAAAGGCACTAGATATTGTTATTTATATAGATTGAAAATGGAAAAAAAATTAGGAAGATATTTAAAAAAGAATGAGGTTGTTCATCATAAAGATGGTAATCCAAGTAATAATAAAATATATAATTTAGAAGTTATGACAAGGTCAAAACACTGTGGTTTACATTGGGTTATAACACATAGAAAAAGAAAAACTAAAAGATATGAAGAAAAACTAGAATTATATGAAAAATCTATTTCTTTATATTATCAAGGATTATCAAGAGAAAAAATATGTAATATTTGTAATATAAATATATATGAATTTACTACTTTATTTAAAGATTTTGATTTAGAAATAAGAGGAAATGCAGGAAAATATAATTCTAATTATAAACACGGAAGGATGTGCAAATGAATAAAAAGGATATATTGATTCTCGATATAGAAACATACTCTGAAGCAGATATTAATCAAGAGTTTGATAAATACGTCGAAACAGCAAAAGTCAAATGGATAGGATTCTATTCGTATAATAGCGAGAAATATCACGAGATTGAAGTTTTAGGTAATGAAAATCTAGTGATAGAATTTATTAGAGCTCATAAATTTATAATCACTTTTAATGGTGATGATTTTGATATTCCAATATTGAAAAATAATAATCTATGGCCTGAAGGTTATAAAATAAGTGGTGACTTAAAAAAGATATTAAGCTCTAATATTCTTTGGGGTAAGAAACGCGGAGAATTGATGGGTTATAAATATAAAAAAGATAAATTGAAAATTATGTCAAAAGTTATGGGTACACCTGTAGAAAAAGGAGATATAGATTATATGATTTTTAAGAAAGATATTTATAGCGACGACGAGAAAACAGAAATTAAAAAATATCTTAGAATTGATATAGAGCTAACTAAATTTTTATTTGATAAAGTATATAATTTCTGGTTACCGTTTAGCAATTTTATTAGTGAAAAAAATAGAGATAAATATTGTTGGATTACAAGCTCTATAGCTTCTGTAGTCTATAAAACGGCTTGTAATATTATGAATTGGCCAGAGACATACGGGGAGAAAGGGGAAAAAACTAAAGGTGGCGGGAGAACAATAGAGCCAAGAGTTGAAGAGGCTTGGGATGTCTGGTATTTGGACGTTACAAGCCTATATCCACATATCTACGCTATGTTTAGTTTACTTTGTGAAGTTAATGCTGAAACAGAAAAAGCTTGGCACGGAAATCAATTTTTTAAAGTTGAAGGTTATTATGATATTTCAAAACCTCATAAGTTAGCTCTCGATATGATGCAGAAACTTAAAACACGATTAAAACTTAAAAAAGAAGACCCTACAAATGGATTAATATACGCCTATAAAATCTATCTTAACACGTTTTATGGAACCAATAGAAGCAAAGTATTTGAAAATCTATATACTCCTAATTCAGGTAAAGATTGTTGTTATTTAGGTCGACAAATTAACAGAATAATGGAAACTATGATGGATAATATGGGTTACACTACTATTGCAGGAGATACAGATTCTGTTTTTGTTCAATATCGTGACGGTATTAAAACTTATGATGAAGTAAAAGAAAGCTTAAAAATGATAGTTGCTTTTATTAACACCAATGTTCCTTTTCCACAAGAAACTTTTAATATTGATATAGAAAAAAAAATAGACTATATTATGTATGTAAAAGAAGAAGGAAAGAAAGCTAAGAAAAAGAACTACGCTTATGTTTATTCTAAAAAAGATGGCTCTAAGCACTTAATTGTTATGGGATTACCTATTATTAAGACTAATTCCACTAAGTTAGGACCATTAATCTTAGAGAAGCACATTAAACCAAGAATGATAAAAGAACTACGCGGTAAATTTGAAAAATCCTGGATGGAAAAGTTAATAAAAGAAGAATTAGAAAAAGACCTAGGTTTAATGCTTATCGAGTATAAATCCAGTGCTTACACGTCTTATAAGTTCTTAGGGCGAAGCTGTTTAACAGCACAGATTAGTAAGCACTATCTAAATGAAAAGTCAGGGATTATATCGCTAATTAAGAATAAACGAATTGGACGGGTAGGCGGAGCTTTTAAATATTGCACTTTAGAAGAATCTAAAGATTTGGATATCAGCGATTTGGATTTAAAGAAAGTCTATAATGAATTATCTCCCTTTGTCAATGGTGGATTAGAATATAATCCTAAAAAAATAACAAGAAATAATATTCAGGGGTTTTTTAAATGAAATGCAAAAGATGTAATCGTGAGCTTAAAAATATAAAATCTATAGAAAGATGTTTTGGTAAACGTTGTTTCGAGCTAACTTTTGGAAAAGAAAAGAAAGCTAAAAAAATTGTCAGGGGTTATTTTTATTGAAAAATGGATGATTGGATAAATACTCCTAATATAATTACTGAAAATACAATAGGTTTTGTTTATCAGATAACCGAAAGAGATACAGGTATGATATATATAGGCATAAAGAAATTTTGGAAAATAATAAAATTAAAACCACTAAAAGGAAAAAAGAATAAGCGACATAAAACACAAGAAACTGACTGGCGTATATATAATAGTAGTAATAAGGAACTAGAAGCTAAGATAAAAAAGAATCCTAATAATTATAAAAAAGAAATTATTAGACTATGTAAATCTATCACAGAAATGAAAGCATATGAAGCTTATTATCAACTAGATTATTATGTATCAGGTAACTGGAATAAGCTATATAATGAAATGATAAATCTAAGAGTTAGAATAAGAAAAAATTAATTTCAAGTTTTCCCTTTATAAAGGAAGTTCTTCACAAAACTAAATACTTTCCTCTTTATAAAGGAAAATAGAAAGATTTATATACTCAAGCCCCGTCTTTAAAGTATCAAGAAAAGCTTACTCGTAGCTTAAAGCGAGTGGAGATACAAAATGAGACAACAAATAAAACTAAACACAACCCGAATAGACAACGAAGCTTACGACTTACTACTAAAAGCAAACGTAGCTAGAGAGAACAAAGCTAAACTTGTTGATTCTGCAAATAAATATATCGAAGTCTTGACACCTATCTTAAATAAGCGAAACATAAAAATCGCTAGTTCTCAGATATTTTTTAACAATATAGGTGATAATAAACACGAAAGGGCTATAGTTCGCTTAGACTTTACCGAAAAATATGGCGAGTATCAGGGAATAAAAGTTAAGCGACTAGAAAAAGAAATAAGCGAAGCCGGAATACCTACTCCTGCTGGTAGTCCAACTAGAAGAGTTGTAATAACACTTTACGAAGGAGTCTTTTTCGGACAAAAGAGGAGTGAATAAAGATGAAATCACTAAACGAAGAATATCAACAAATAGTTAAAAGTGGATTTATTTCACAAGAAGACGCCGACCGAACAGTCGCTTATATTAATTCTCTTGGAAAACCTATGAATTTCGACAATGGATATTGTCGATTTGGGGCATAAAGATGAAAACATACAACACATACGAGGTTAAAAGTCTAAATGACTTAAACAAGCTAACTGGCTCACTAGACGAAGCACAATACAAAGCTATCTATTATGGAGAAGATAAGAAGATAGCAGAAAACCATGTAGGGATTTACAATGATAGAACCGAAACACTAGCTCAAATTGGGTCCAGAAACTACGCTATAATTCAGCATAACGACGTTCTACAAGCTCTGGGAGAAACTCTTAAAGCTCGTAATATTGATATTATGGGTAGAGTAGACGATTTCGGAGACAAAGTGAAGTTCGACCTAGTATTTAATAATAAGGGAACTCCTGTAAGAGACGGTGAAAAAGGAATTAAACTTGGAATTAGAGTCATTAATAGCTACGACAAAAGCACTAGTTTCAGACTAGAGATGTTTGGATTTCGTATGATTTGTCAAAACGGAATGAGTCTAGGAAAAGCTCTTAATAATGTAAAAGAAATCTGCTTCCACACCGGCAAAAACAAGAATCTGGCTTTTATTAGACAGCTTACAAATAAGTTTATCGATACTGTAATAGATAGTAGCGATATTTTACAAAGCTATGTAAATAGTTCAATTGAAGACTCATTACTTTGGAAGAAAGTTGCTAAAATCGTAGAGCTTCTTTTGGATTCTAAAAAGCACCGTGAAAAAGTCTTGGATTTATTAAATATCTCTACCATCGAAATAGAAGACACAAAGACAAAAAAAATTAAGTTTCAATATATCTTAAAAAAAGAAGGAAAGCAAAAAATCACCCGTTGGAGTTTATATAATGCGCTCACCAGTTACGTGACACATAACAAAATTGGATTTACAACAGAGACTAATATCCAAGACAAAGCACAGAAGATATTAAAGACAGATTTTAGAGAACTTGAAAAAATTCAAGTTCCTATAGTAAATGGAGGAAACTAAAATGAAAACATACAACGAGTTTAGGAAAACAATGAAAGGAAAGGACAAAGCAGAAGTCAGCAAAGCTTGGAAAAAGTATAAGAGTGAAAGCTTAAAGACTCCGGCAAAAGCAAAGAGCGTATTACCGCCTGAAATAAAAACTATGAATAAGAAACTTACAGAAACCAACAACTACCTAACCGAGCTACGAGATATGAAGCAAGAAGGGAAAGATGTAAAAGAGCCAATCACCAAAGCTTTGAAATCACTAAAAGAAGGGCGAGAAGCAAAGAAAGCAAAGATGACAGAACTAGGGCTTTAAGCTTTAGCTATTTTTATTATTTTTTTTGAGGTGAAAAATGAGATGGTGAAAAGGACAATATTTATTATTTGCAAAAAATCCTGAGAGATAACAAAAAATGAAACAAATAATCGAATATCTGGAAAAAATCGAAGAGACACGAGGCACTAAAGCTAAAGAAGAAATCTTATATGAAGCTTTCTTAAAGACTAATATAGACGAGTTCTTTAGATTAACTTATTCTAATACTAACTACGGTATAAGCTCTCGCTCATTTGAAAAGATAGTAAACTATGACGGAAAAGAACCTTACTTTGATGCAGGTGAGTTAGTTGGGAAATGGGTAACAGCTGGTATATATAGTATTCCAAAATTATTATTAGTAAAAGATATTTTGGAAACTGTTGAAAAATATACAGGTAATGACTTATTATATTTCTTAAAACATAATTTGGAATCGTGTGAACCATTATCAGCAAAATGGATAACTAGACTTATCCTAAAAGACCTAAAAATTGGTATCTCACTAAAAACAATCAATAAAGTTCTAGATAAGATGGGAAAATCTAAGATTGAAAAGTTCGAAGTTCAACTTTGTGGCAAGTTCGATTCTATTGAAGAATATAATTTAGGGTATCCAATATTAGCTTGTGTTAAGTACGATGGTCTCCGTGGGTTTTTGGAAAAGTCAGGAGATAAGGTAACTTTCACTTCACGAAACGGAGAAAATATAGATTATGTTCCAGAGCTGATTGGTTATTTTCAAAATAATTTTAACGATGACTTTATTCTAGATGGTGAGATTATGGCAAAAGATTTCGCTACATTATCTAAAAGAATAGGTCGAAAACTTGAAAACTTTGTGCCTGTAGAAGATTTACATTTTAGAATTTTTGATATTATTAATTATGAAGGAGAAAATCAAGCTGATTTGCCACAAAGCACAAGAACAGAATTATTAAGAGAATTTATAAAAGAAAAAAGTACAACAATTATAAGATTAGAAGAATCATTTTATATTAAAACTAAAGAACAGCTTCAAGACTTCTATAATATTATAGTAGCTCGAAAAGAAGAGGGTATAATAGTGAAGAAACTTAACGCTTCTTATGACTTCGGTTCTAGAAAAAACTGGTATAAGATTAAACCGAGCTATGATGCCACGCTAGAGGTGATAGGTAAGAAGCTAGGAACAGGTCGCAAAGCTGGTCTTATATCTAGCTTACTCGTGACTGATAGCTCTAGGAAAGTGACTTCATACGTCGGTGCGGGGCTAACCGATAACGATATACTACGCTTAATGATGTTAGATAGAGAAAATAAGCTTATTAACTCTTTCGTGGATATTAGCTATAATGAGATTACTAGGAATAAGATTGGAGAACTATCCCTTCGCTTTCCGAGAGTATTAAAGCTTCGAACAGATAAGACTATAGCAGATGATTTAAGTGTCTAGGGGTAGAAACCGAGACTTCCTTGTATATGGTATAAAAACTATTTTTAAGTTAAATTGGGATATTGATATAGATTCTCACGAGATAGATTTAAAACTCACTTACGGAGAGAACTTCAATATCCTTATGGATAAATACGTATATCTCAAATTTGACGAATTCTGTTTATAAAGGGATGTAGCAAAGTAGCTAAATATCTTTCTCTTTATAAAGGAAAATAGAAAGCTTTATAAACAAGCTTACCCTTCTTTAGAGTATTAAGAAAAGCTTCCGACAGCTTCTAAGTCGGGGAGAAACAAAATGTATAGCGAAACAAAAAAAGAAGTGGATAAAAACAAAAAATATAATAGAAAAGAAAATAGATGTGAATATTATAGTTATGATGGTGGTAGCTATACTAATTGCGGAAATAAAGCAAATACAGAATATACAACAAAAGAGGGAGATACATATAGATGTTGTAAAAGATGTAAAAAGAAATTGGAAGAGAGTGAATAAAAATGACAAATCCAAAAGCATATCAGATGTTTTCACAAGAAAGATACGAAAGAAGCGGCTGGAAAGAAGTTCACGAAGTCGCTACTAGTAGAGCTAACGAGCAACGACAATCAGAAGCTAACTGCGAGGTGATATAAATGTTTCCTTTCTTTTTTAAACGAAAAACGCTCTATATGAGCCACGAAGAATATGAATCCAGAATGCAATTTATGGACACGTTTAACTTTCAACAAAGAACAAGACGTGAGAGCGTCCGAAATGGATTGCCTATTGGTAATCCGAGGTTGTGAAATGAAAATTGCTACTATCCAAGTTTGTAATAGCTCTAGTGAGTTCGATAGATTAGTTAATCAGTTTAACAAACACAATAATGTTAGCTTTACACAGACTCATATATTTAGTCATCTAAAAGGAACTAAATATATAGCAGTACTATTCTACACACCTCAAAAGAAACTAGCCAAACCGGTCATTACAATAGCTAGTGACCCTATTAAAGCTAGTTTTAAGCCTGTTACAGGTAACACTACTGTACAAGAAGCTCGTGACTTAGCTTTTAAAGCAACTCTAGAACTTCCTTTAAATAAATGTCCTAGATATTATAAAGAAACTATGACATCTTTTTGATGCGATGACGATATTCACGAGCCTGGTACATTTCACGAGTGTCCTTGTGAATACAAATTTTTCGAGGTATAAAAATGAAATATATAAAAAAATGTGAATGTGGTAATCGTATGATGATCAATTTAGAAGGTGCGAAGTTCGCATATAATAGTGAAGAGATAAGCTTCTCGTGCAATCAATGCAAGAAAATACACAAAATGAGGTTGATTTGAAAATGGAAATAAATGAATTAATACAACAACACTTAGAAATCAAAACACAGGTAGACGGACTAAAGAATGAAGACGAAGCTATTAAAGCCGAGATTAAGCTAAAGCTTAAGGAAGCTAATATGGAACGCTATGAAGACAGCTCTAATAATCTAGTGACACTAAAAGAACAGACTAGGGAATCGCTTGATAAAGCTAAGGTGAAAGCTCTTATAGGTGATGAAAAATATGATACTGTCGTGAATAAAACTAAATTTGAAGTTTTAAAAATTTTCTCTAAAGAATCACGAAATAAAATAAAAGCAAATTTCAAATAGAAAAGTTTATAAACATATATATTTATAAAATATATATGTCCGTTATAGGTAACAAAAATATTGTAAAGGGTATTACTATTCAGGTGAAGGATAATAATACTAATAAATCCAAATCTTTTACTATTTATGGATTGAAATTCCAAGCTTTATTTTTTAAAGTTCTTTTTTATGTCAAACAACTCGTAGAGTATGATGAAATAAAATTAATATGTTACAAAAAAGGTGATAAAAATAGCAAAAAGAAATCTAAATGAAGACGAAGTGAAAGCAATTAATATCCAATTACCTAGATTGAAAAGTGAACTTACAAAAACAGAAAGGAATATAAGGATATTAAAAAGTAAATTAAAAGACGAAATCCCCCGAGCTTTTGAAGAAAAAACAAAGCAAACCAAAGACGAGCTACAACATAATGAAAATCTTTTGACACAATGTTGTAATGTGATAACCACACTTAAAGACCAATTTAAAAACGGTGTCACGATAAAAGAAAAAGTAAAACCCGAAACAGAACCAATAGAGGAAGAATAAAATGGAAATTTCTAGACCACAAACAACACAAGAAAAAAGTTTGAAATCAGGTGGATTCAAAGATATTAAATCTTGGAGAGAATCAGATTTTATGCAAACTAACTTGGCAAAATCTTCACATATAGCACAAGATTTTATATATACTAGGCGAGAACCCTATTGTTTTAAATGTGCTAACACTGCTATAAAAGAAAAAATAAGGGACGTTGAAAAACAAATAGCTAAATCACGAACACGACAAGAAAGAAATATTAAAATCGACGCTACTATGAATTTTAATGTTTTTGGTGGATTTGACAAATTTGAATATGTAGGAGAAAAAGAAATCCATGAAAAACCATTAACAGCAACTACTCAATCTGTTCGAATAATAACCGGAAAATACAAAATTTTTATGTGTAAACAGTGTAATAGTGAAATAAAGATAGAGTTTAGACATAAAGAATTAGACGAGCTAACCAATATAAAAAAGCGAGAAATACTACACGAAAAACCTTTACCTGAAGCACCTAAAAATGAGTTATAGAGGTTCTTCTATAACTCATAAGATACGCCACTTAAAAACAAACTCAGGGAATAATTTTTCAATAACTATCTCTAAATCAACAGCTGAAACTTTTAGTGGTTGCCGATTAAGAGAAGTGGTTTTAAGCGACGGTATTTTTTTAACGGCAGGAAGTTTTTCAATAATAGAAGAACAATTAATCAATAAAAAAAATTTAAAACAACTTAAAAAATGATAAAACCAAAAATATTATGGCTTAGTGATTCCACACTTACTACAACTGGATTCGCAACAATATCGTGGAATATTCTTAATAGATTAAAAGATGAGTTTGAGTGCCACGCTTTAGGTCACAATATGATTGGACAAACATTGAAACCTGGTGTTATTTTTGAAGATAACACCAAACTTGACTTTTATCTTCACGGAACTGGAGGAGCTAAATATAGTATGAACAATATTAGTAATAAAATAAGAAAATATGATATTGATATTTTTGGTGGGTTACTCGATACTTTTATGTTATACGAAGCAGGTTTTATGCAAATAGATACCAGTCCAGCTAAGACGTTTTTTTATTACCCTAGCGACGGAGGAGGTTGTCTGCCTCGTTACTGTGAGAATATCTTACAAAAAATTGAAGTTCCAATTGCTATGAGTAAATTTGCCCGTGACCAAGTACATAAAATTTATGGTATAAAGAGTGAGTATATACCTCACGCTTACGACACTAAATGTTTTTATCCTTTAAGCTCTACAAAAAAGGAAGTTCTTAGAGATAAATGGCAATTACGAGATAAATTTGTTGTAGGTGTCGTAGCTAGAAATCAAGGAAGAAAAATGCTTGATAGAACTATTAAAGCTTTCTCTATTTTTTGCAAAGATAGACCAGACGCAATACTTTTAATGCATACAGACCCTATGGATATGGCTCAAGTATTTGATATTAATACGTTAATTCGTCGTTTCAATATCACTAATAGGGTATTATTCACAGGAACTTCATTATTTGATCCTTTCACGTATAAACAAATGAATGAAGTTTATAATCTTATGGATGTATTTTTATTGACTACTTCAGGTGAAGGTTTCGGAGTTCCAATTGTTGAAGCTATGGGGGTAGGGATACCCCAGCTTGTTACCGATTATACAACAACTAAAGAGCTAGTGATAGACGAGATAAAAACAGGTGAATCTATTAAACTAGTAGGTGAAACAGAAGAATGTCCTTATCCCCATACTAACGAAGTACTCGATGGCACAACAACTGGTTCGTGGGATGTAGAGCGAGGGTTTTGTAGTATCTATGATTGTGCCGATAAACTTAATCTTATGTATGATAAATGGAAAACTTCTAATTTAAATATTTACATTAAAAATTCACTAACTAAAGCTAAAAAATATTATACATGGGAAGCCGTAATGCCATCTTGGAAAAAATTATTATGGAGACTATATGAAAAATGAAATATTGTTACATTTGTAGTAAACCATATACGTGGAATAAGTTTAATAATTGTTGTTCAGAACAATGTGAGAAAGAATATAAATTGGAGATTAAAAATGAAAACAAACGAATCCAAAGAAGAAAAAAACTTGAAAATAACAGTATGTTCGGTTGTTAAAAATGACACATTTTTTTTAGAAATGATGCTTAAATCTGCTCTAGAATTTGCAGATGAAATAATAATTACCGATGATTCTGATGATGATAAAAATCTAAAACTATGTGAAAAACTAAATAGAGATAACAAAATAAAACATTTTGTAAATCATTTTGGCGATAATTTTGGAAAAGGAAGACAATTCGCTCACGACCAAGCAACAGGTGATTGGATTTTATGGCTTGACGCTGACGAAGTGATACACGAGGGTAATACTAAAATAATACCCAAATTAATTAAACAATTAATTAGTTTTGAAATAGATGTCTGTCATGTAGAATATTTACATTTTATTAATGATTTTACTCATGTTGATAATAGTTGTAATCCTCATATAGGGTTATATCGTCTATATAAAAATTACGGAAAAGAAATAAAATTTATAACAACAAATCATAGTTTACCAAAATATAATTGGAAAAAACTAATATTTACAGATAAAATATTAATTTGGCATCTTGGATATTTACGAGGTATGGAAAAAATAAAAGAAAGATTTTTGAGAAATTATCGGTATGGTACATTAGAACAACCTCGATGGCGTGATTGGCATTATTTTGGTGATTATCCAACAAGAACAATTGATCCTAAAATTATACCTAAAGTGCTTCGTAATGGTTATCTTATGGATTTAGGAGATAGTTTCACATGAAAAGCGTACTAGTTATTGGTTCAGAAGGATTTATTGGTAAAGAAGTTGTTAAACAATTAGAGAATGAAAATTATAATGTTGTTAAGTTTGATAAAAAATTAAATCCAAATAATGATACATTATTTCATGATTTTGTATTAGATTATGAATATGATTATGTTATTAATTTAGCAGGATTAGTTGGATTGAAATTATGTTTAGATAATCCTATCAACGCAGTTTATCAAAATATTTTAGGTGTTACTAGAGTTTTAGATGCTATGAAAAACTCTGATACTAAAATTATTCATATTTCAACTTGGGCAGTTGAAGGAAATTTAATTAATCCTTACGACGTAACCAAACTGGCAGGAGAAAATATGACTATGAGTTATATTAAGCGTGGTTTAATTAAGGGTTGTGTTTGTCGTCTAGGAACTACTTATGGTCCTGGGATGTCAAAACTAGGAGTTATTCCTTCAATGCTTAAAAAATTAAAAGAAAATAAACCACTAGTTATTTATGGGCGAGGAGAACAGATAAGACAATTTACATATATTAGTGACACAGCCAGTGGTATTATCAAAGTTATGGAATCTGGAGAAAACGGAGAATTATACCACGTCGTAAGCGACGAAATCACTAGCATTAAACAAATAGCTGACTCGATAAGTGAAGATATTGAATATGAAAAATCTAGAGAAGGCGACGAAAAATATACAGTTCTCAATAATAAAAAACTAAAAGAATTTGGTTGGAAACCTAAAATAAATTTCAAAAAAGGTGTGGAATTGATGAAAAATGGATAGAGAAAAACTATATACTAGCACGAGCCCTAAATTATATAATTATTTAGACAGATTAAAAAACATTAAAGATTTAAATAAATGGCAACCTATAAATCTTCAAATAGCACCTACTGAAAAGTGTAATCTTAATTGTTCTTTCTGTTCTGTTAAAGAACGTGGGCATGAAGAACTATCTATTGAATCAATATTACAAGCTATCGTAGAATTTAAACAGCTTGGTTTATTAAGTGTAGAAATAACAGGAGGAGGTGACCCTACACTTTATCCTAAAATAAACGAGCTTATATTATTCTGTAAAGCACTAAATTTAAAAGTTGGTTTAATCACTAACGGAATACTTTTAAAAGACAAAATTGAACAATTCGTTTTAGATAAATTAGATTGGCTTAGAATAAGTCTTAATGGTATTGACGAAGGAAAATGGCCTGCTATACCAAAAATTAATGGAACTTTAGGATTTAGTTATGTTTGGAACTCTAAATCAAATGAAAAAATATTAGGTGAAATATATAAAAAATATGGTTGTCAATATAGTAGTTATATAAGAATAGTTCCAAACTGTTTAGAACCAAAAGAACAAATAACATTAAGAGATACTGTAGCAAAATTGGTAAAAGATAATAACTACGAAGATAAAATGTTTGTTCAAACAAAAGATTATTCTATTCACGATAAATGCTATATTGGTAATCTTAAACCATTTCTTTACACAGACGGATATATTTATCAATGTAGCGCAGTAGCTCTATATAATAGACGATTCGACGAAAGATGGCGAATTTGTCATATGTCTGAAATTAATAATCATTGGCCTTTTTGTAATAATTTATTTGATAATTCAATGTGTGAAAAAGGAAAATGTTTTTATTGTGACCAAAATAAAATATTAGACGATTTACAAATGGAGGTTGATAAAAATGGGTTTATCTAAATTCGATAAATCATATTTTATAGGTGGAGCAGAATCTAATTATATTAATTATCCTAAACGAAAATATAAACAGTTAGCTAAGGATATTTCAAAAACAATTAAAGATATCAAATATGATAATATATTAGATTTTGGATGTGCCACTGGTAACTTAGTAAGAGAATTTGTAAAAATGCGTTATTCTATTTATGGAACAGACATTAGTAAATGGGCTATATCTTATGGAATTAGAAAATTTAATTTACAAAATAATATATGGTTATACAACAATACTTTATTAATATTCTCTAGTCTAATATTAATGTTAGACGTTATTGAACATATGACATTAAAAAAAATAGATAATTTTTTAATTAAATTCAAAAAATATAAAGGGTTAAAAATATTAGTTCGTATTCCAGTGAGTGCTATTGAAGGACAAGATTTTGTTTTAAACTGTAGCAAAAAAGATAAAACTCATATTCAAGTTCACTCTAAAACTTGGTGGAGAAAATTATTCAAGAAATATGGTTTTGAGATAACTAAAGTTATAGACGAGAAAGCAATATATGATTCGGATGGTGTAATAGCATGGGTATTAACAAAAGAATAAGTATACATATAGCAATAAAAGAAAGAGCTTCAGAGCCTGCTCTACTTATTCAAAGCTTACGAACACAAACTTATCAAGATTGGGATTTAGTTATACTCGATGGAAATAAAATTCCATTAGCTACTAATCATTTTTTTATATCATTAATCAATAGAGTTAAATTAGAAAGACATGGCGTGAATATAATAAAAGATGATTTGAACAAAGGTGTTTGCTATGCGAGAAATAAAATTATTAAAGAAGATTATTTTAATAATCCGTTTGTGTGTCGTTTGGATGACGACACTATTATTCAACCTGATTACCTTGATAAGCTTATGGTTGTTATTAAATCTGGTTACGATATTGCTTCTGGTGTCACTCCCTTATTGGGTTATCCTGAGCTTATTAGAAGTACAAAAAAAGTCAAGCCAATCATCAATAAAAAAGAATTTAACACGAAAGGCGAAATAACTAAATACGGTGATGATTGTGGTTACGCTTATCTAGAAAAAGAAATTATATCTACTCACGAATTTCGGTCTTGTGCATTAATAAAAAAAGAAGTGATAGAAAAAATACAATATGAAGAAAACTTATCACCAACGGGCTTTCGAGAAGAAGCTTTTTTTAGCTTTAGAGCTATATATGCTGGTTTTAAGATAGGAGTACACACTGGAGCAATAGCTTATCACATCGCTTGTCCTAGTGGAGGAGTACGAAGTACCGATTATGGAATTAGAGCACAGAGCGATGATAATTATTTTAAAAAATGGGTAAAAAAATTATATAAGAAAAATGGACCTATCAAAATACGTGGATAATTTTTATCCATTTGAACAAGAGTGGAAAACAGAATGGCGACGTTTAAAGAAACAAATAGAGAAATCGAATTCAGACCAGAAACAATGAATTTTTGGCAAAAGATTAAATGGTGTATAAAGTTATTTATGGGTTTTAAAACAATAATAAAAGTGAAAGAAAAGGAGAAATCAGATGAAAGTTGATATTATAGGAAATATTTTTGGTTTATCAGGTTATGACAGACATACTCGTGGTTTGGCTAATGCTTTAAACGACGTAGGTATAGATGTTAAATTGTCTGTTTCACTTATAGAACAATGGGAGCGACAAGTAAACGACTTTGAGCTTAACGCTATCACTAAAACATTTGATAAAGATAGAACTATGATTGCTATTACACAGCCTCAACATTGGAGATTATATTTGGCTCAGAAACCTAAACACTTCTTTGGATTTTGTGTTTGGGAGGGAGATAAAGTTCCAGAATATTGGTTACCTTATTTATTTGATACAAGAGTTAATAAAATATTAGTTCCTAGTAATCACACTAAAGACGCTATTATTAAAACAATTAGAAATTATCCAAATATAACTGTTAAAAATCTTGATAATATAAATAAAACAGTAAATAAAATTCATATAATACCTCACGGTTACGATAGTTCAAAATATTATCCAGATAAGAAAAAGCCAAATAAAAAATTTACATTTTTAGCTAATAAGGGCTGGAGCCAAGGAGCTTACGATAGAGGCGGAATGCAATATATTTTTAAGGCTTTTACAGAAGAGTTCACTAATAAAGATAACGTATGCTTAAAAGCTAAGATAAATATGAGTTATAATGCTCCTAATTGGAATCACAAAGAAGAGCTTAAAAAAATAGGAATAATCAAAAACAAAGATACGCCTGAGATATTATTAAATCTGTCGAATCTTAACGATAAGGCTTTGAATAATTTCTATAATGAAGGGGATGTTTTTATTTCTACATCAATGGCAGAAGCTTTTAATTTACCTGTGATAGAAGCTATGGCGACTGGAATACCAGCTATAGTTACGGAATTCGGAGGACAGAGTGACTTCGTTAATTCCGATAACGGGTATCTTATAAATAAAGGCCATCTAATAAACTATAGTAAAGAAATAGCTTATGAGGAAACGAAATGGTTTAAGCCCTCGATAGCCAAAATAAGAAATGTTATGCGTAGAGCTTACGAAAATCAAAAAGAAGTAAAAGAAAAAGGAAAAAAAGCTTTATTAAAAGCTTCTGAATATACGTGGATTCAAGCCTCTAAAAAATTAAAAAAATTACTTTTTTAATTTATTTATTCTTTATATAATTCTTGATAAAGTATATTGCCACAGCTACTATACCAGCCCATTTTTGTGGAGTATTAACCTGATAAGCCACTAAACTTGGCAATAAAAATATTGCTGCATTTTGTATAGTCTTCCATACACCTGTCAATACATTATAATTTGGTTTTTTTATCGTCATTTTGACACCTCGTCATTTTATAAATTTAAACGGTAACATACTCTTACTCATACTTTTTATATCATTAGTGAGCCAATTTGGTTTCTCATATCTTGTGTTTTCTTCCCATATTGGTTCATTTGCAAATGCTTCTGTTCTGGATTTATCAGGGTACCAACTTCCTTCTAATGGCATAAATCTTCCATTATTCTCATTAAAAACCACACAATAAGCATGATATTCTCGTCTTGTTTTATCTATACTACAAACATATCCTACAGCTGTAAAAACTTCCCATTCACTTAGTCCAAAAAGTCTTAACACTTTAGTCATAAGAACAGCATAACCGTCACAATCATCAACACATCTTCTATGAGTTTCTATAGCTCTTGCCCAATATTCAGATTTGCCCCAATTTTTTGAGTCGCTTAAATAAGATAATCTTTGATTAACTGCTTTCTGAACATCAAGTATTCTATTCCATCTTGTGTGTCTCATATCTATTTTAGACTTATAATAATTCATAAGCTCTTTGTCTTCATTACTAGTTTGGTCAAATACGTTTCTCACGTTTTCTAATCCTTTTCCTGTAATTAATGGATAATATACCAGTGTGGTCTTTTTAAATTTAAAAAGCTCTGGAATATTTTTCAATATTATATTTCCATTCTTTGCCCAAAATTTATCCGAATAAAGTTTTTTTATTATAATTTTTATTACTCCTGCCATTGATATCCAAAATAATTTAACAACGGTGTAACTGTTGTGTCGCTAGTAGTTAATGTTATTTTAACTTTTAATTGAGTTCCAGTATTTATATATTCGTGACCTGTTGCTTCAGTATGACTTTCATAATTGGCTCCGTTATCTGCACTTGCGGCTAAAGTTATCGCAGTGTTTGTAGGAGTAGTTTTTTTTGCTGTTATTAAACCACTTGTAATTGTAGCTTCAACTGTAATAACATCCGAAATATAATAACCTGATGTTTTATATCCTGCTGCTATGCTAAAGTCCTGTATCGACATTGTGCAACTTGAAACAACATTGCTACTACCATTTCCAATAGACGCAGTTACTTTGGGTTTAACTGCACTAATATCTCCGCCCGTTGCATCATCTGAGATTATGTTATAACCACTGTCGCCAGTGAGCGAGTATTCAGTTTTAAGAGAACCATCTAATTTAATAGTTATTTTAAACCAAACATCTGCTGGAAATGTAGCTGAACCAGTATCTACATTACTACCAGTTCCTGAATCGGATATAATCCAATTCCCATTAACTCTGGTTATAGCCAGATATTCTGCCCCTTTTGTTAACGTAGCTGAACAAGACCCGGTGGTTGAACCACCTGCAGTATGAGTCATTGCATTTATATGACATTTTACTGAACAAAATGTTACAGTATTATCGTTTTCAATATAACAACTTGAAGTATGTTGACTTGAAGAATCTGTAGCAGCAGCATAATCTTCTTCGTCGTTACTGGCATCAAAAGTTATACTGGCACTACCACCAGCAACAGCCCCCAAAACTTTAGTCCAACCAGTAGGACTATCAATACCTGTAAAATCATAATCATAAGTAAAAATTCCCGTATCTACATCCAGCTTAAATGCTTTTGCTGTAGCGTCGTAAACAACATTTGAACTATTAGTTTCATCATATTTGCTTGAATCTTTTGCACTATCCCAAGTCCAATTATCAAAATCAGCATCTGTAAAAGTTACTGGATTAGTAGCATCTTTCTCTGCTGTTATTAATGTTCTAAGTGAGTTTTTCACTAAAGCATTTCTGTTTATCACTTCGTTAAAAGTACCGTTGTAATCTGCGCTCTCTTGTCCAGCTTCTCCAAAAGCTATATCTGTTCCACCTAATTTTGCATTTCTTATTGCCATTTTAAAACACCGTCCAATTTAATTCTAATCTTAATTCATTACTACCATCAAAACTTATAGCATTTCCAAAATTAACATAATTGAAAGCTTCCACATTTGTACTGCCTGGATTAAGAGTGAATTCATTAATTCCAAGTCCACTAAGTTCTGCAGGAGTAAAATCTGTCCTCCATTTTATCGTCGCTAATGTAGATATATCTGCTGAACCACCTGTAAAAGTTCTAGCACTTCCTACAGGTGCTATTAATCCAGACCTAGAAGCTAACTCTGTTCCAGAACCACTTCCTAATAGCATAAAAAGCGGTCTATTGCTAGCTAAACTTCCTATCATTAAAGCTACACCACTATGAGCTGTATATGTAACTGCCATTTTAAAATATACCTCCACTTTTTGTTATTGTAAATGGAATACCACTTAATGCATCAAAGAACCAACTTCCTGGTGATAATCCTGAGGGAGTATCAAAAGCAAATCGGGTATCTGAATCAAAAACTATACTGCTTCCAATATTTCTAGTTTTTAGATACCAGTTTTGTTTTATCCCAATACTTCCTTCTGCAAATTCCAATCGAGTTAATCCATCTGAAGTATCAATATCTGCTCCTTGAATATCACGAATACTCAATAAAGCATCTTTCATTGTATCCGTGAAGTCTTTAATTTTTTTATTAACTATTATTTTTATTCCTTGGTCTGCTAATAATTTTTTTTTATCTATAGTGTATTTAATTTCTAACATTTCATAAGTTTGATTATCTATTCCATCGTTTGGTAAATCAACAAGACAAGTTTGACCAGCTGTTAAACTTATTTCTCCATCAATATATAAAGTACCTTGAACTTTAAGATTAGCACCAGCTGCTATTTCATCTTTTACTACCTGCACAGCTTCGTTAGGGTCTTTTATCGTCTTATTTTGAATAATTTTTTCTTTTAATCCATAAGCGGCGATACTACTTCTATCACGCCCGAATTTAATTATTGGCGAAGCTTTATCATAAGACGTTTCTATTAATACTCCACTAACAGGAATATTATTACCTACTTCTGTACCTGATGTGAATACAAATTGTTTATCATGAAAACTTACTAAATATTGCTCTCCACTTACAGGAACTGAAATCATTTCTAATACTCCACCTTTTTTTTGAAGTCCACTAGCTTTTACATTTATACTATAAGGACTAAATTGTAATTTGAAAACACTTCCTACTCCGTCAGCTGTAAAATTTTCACTAAATCCATTAAGCTCTTTATCACCATAAACCCATACTTGATTGACAATTTCTTTTCTTGTTTGTAACCACGTCGCATTTATAATGTTTGTATTATTAAATACTTTTCCACTCGATGTTGTACCTTTCGTTTTAAATTGTAAAACTTTATTTGTATCTATAAAAAATGTAAATACATCTCCTGCTAATCGTTTTAAAGCATCAAAAATATTATTATGATTAAAAGCAATTCTTTGTAAAGTTAAACCTGTAGCAACTTTATTATAAGTCACATCAGGTACATCGGCCATAATAACAGCGATAATATCACTTATTTCTTCGTTTGTGAATACCGTAGGAGGTATTGTTAAATCTTGTAATCTAGCAGTATAATCACGCCCTAGAATCGTTATCCTTTCTTTTCCACTCTTACCACTGAACTTTCTATCTTCTAATATACCAATAAATATCTTTGTACCACCAGTAATAGGTATCGCCATATCACTAAGCCAAACACCGACTTCTTTACCTATTGTAAAAACATTAGTAAATTGTCCTTGAACATTAGAATAAGTAAGCGAGAAATCACTGGCTGAGTTTGTATCTCCTACTTTACTTGTAACTAGACCTGTTATCACGTCATTATATACAGTTCCATCTATTTCCACTCTAACAAATGTTGTCATCCTAACGACACCATATTTTTTAATTTCATTTCTAAAGCTTCAGCCATTTCATCAGGGTCTGTTCCATAAATATTTTCTATAATAACATTTATAGAATGTCCAAAAGGAGAATTTCCTTTAAACCCAACGATAGTGTCATTTTTATCAAAAGATACAGGTTGAGTTCCTGGTCGTGAAAGGAAATCTCCTGCTCTAAAAGGATCATCTGGTGTTCCACTACCAACTGCTGGAGCATTGTTTATTAATGGACTTCCACCAAAAGCAGAACCTCCACCAGGCAAATCTTCACCAATCATATATCCTCTACTTCTAAGACTAACTAACGCTGCGCTTAAATCTCTAGTTGATATAACAGTTTCTTTAGTTATTTCATTTATTTTTCCTAATATTCTTAATCTATCTTCTTCAGCAATATTTAAATCTAATGCTAATTTAGTAAATTGTTGAGTAAGTAATATTCTTTGTTTTTCTTCAATTGTTTCGGCTTTATTTAATTCTATAAGATTATTTAATTTTTGTTCAAAATTAATTAACTCATCAGTTAAAGGAACAATTGCTTTAATTTGATTTAATAATGCATCTGATTGCATGCTTGTACCATTAGTTAAATCACTATAACTAAATGTTGCTAATGATATAAAATCATTAAGTAAACTCATAGGTTGTTGTGTTTCACTAATTTTTTTTTTAATCTGTTCATAAGCTAATTTTAATCCATTTAATCTTCCTTCCTGTGTTACAAATGTTTCATTAGATAATTTAGCAGCAATTTTATCTATTTCAGACATAGATAAACCAAATCCTTTTAATGAATCTTCTAATTCTGTTGTTTCAATATTTATTAATGCTATGGCGTTAGTAGCACTTAAAGTATTTCCTATAAATAAAGTAACTCCTTCACCTATTTCAGTCATAGAAGCAGTAAATCTATTTTTAAATATTTGAATTTGATTTTCACTCGATTGTAACATATCGTCTGTAGCTTTCTGAGCATTTCCAGCTGAATTTCCCATGGCTTCTAATTGTGCAGCAAAATCAGCAGCTGATGCACCAGTTAATGGTAATACTGCTTGTAAAGCTCTAATATTTTGAAATAAATCTGTCATAGGTATATTATTATCTACACCTGCTTGGGCAACCAATCTTAAAGCTTCAGCAAATCCTTTTTCTTGTATTAATGTTAATCCACTTTCAAAACCTAATTTTTCAATTAAATTTGTCATTGCTTCTGTTGGTTTGGCAAAGGAAATCATAGCTCTTCTTAAAGCTGTTACTGCTTCGTCCGTAGATTGTCCTGCTTTAGTTAAAGTAACTATGGATGCTGCTACTTCTTCAAAACCTACTCCTAATGAAGGAGCAATAGCTACTACTCTTCCTATAGCTGGTGCTAATTCATTAAATGTAGTTTTTCCGTTTCTTATAGCTGTAAATAATATATCACTCACATTCGTAGCTTCACTAGCTTCCAAACCATATGCGTTTATAACAGTAGTTAAACCATCAACGGCTATTTTAGTATCACTAACTCCTGCAATCGCAGCATTCATAGCAACTTTTAAAAACTGTGTAGCTTCAGCTGAATCTGTAATTCCAGCAGAAATTGTTTGATAAAGACCGCTAGCTACTTCTATTTCTCCATTCATAACAGGTATTGTAGAAGATAATTTTAAAACTTCCATTTTAAAAGTTTTCATTGCATCGGTTCCTTTAGGCATTAATGTTTGAACTTCTTTCATTCTTTTTTCAAATATTAACGCCTTTTGAGTAGCCTTTACTAACCCAAAACCTAAAACTGCTACTCCGGCTATCGTGGCGTAACTCATTGCTTTTGCTAAAGCAAAAGAAGCTTTACTTAAAGAACCTGTTTGAGTTTTTGCTTTTAAAAATGTTGTTGAAAAATCATCTATAGCTCTAATAACAATATTAACTCCGGCACCACCGGCAAATCCGGCTAATAAACTTCCTATGACCATTTATTTCCTCTTATTTTTAATCGCTTCTCTTGCAGTTTTTCTTTTCTCTTTTTCATAATTTTTCTTTTTTTCTTCACAATCGTTATTATATGCGAATATTAAAAAATTTATTTCTGTGTTTGTTAATTGTGGTATCGTAAAATAATTATATCCGTATTTGTGTAATAATAAGATATTCTCTGCTTTTAACTTTGCATCATCGATGTATCTTTTTTTTCAACAGGCACCAATACTTTTTCTTCAAAAGTTTTATTACTTTCTGTAATTATGATTGTTATTATCTCAGTAATTAACGCTGGTTTTCCTGCTTTAATCAAATCATCATAACTCATTTTTGGTTTTATTAAGTGTTTTTCTAAAACCCTTGAATCATTGTCTTTCTCGCTTTTATCACTATTAACCAATGATACCCATTCTCCTCTTGGTAATGGTGTAAAAACTATTTTTTGTTTAGATTTCAATTCTCTTGTTATAGACATTATTTCGCCTTTTTCGTTTCTCTCAAATAACAAATCTTCTTTTGTTAAAAATTCTCCCATTTCTTTGCACCTCGTTTAGTTTGATTAATCTCGTTTGATCAATCATTAAAAAAATAAATTAATTAAAATGGTAAATACTTTATTGTTGCGTCTTGAACTACTGCACTTACAGATTTAGGTATAAGTGTTAATTCCCACTCGTCTATTCCTTCGATTGGATTAGGAGCTGTAAAATTATCTATATCACACCCGCTCATTGTAATAAATGATGTTCCGCTTGCTGTGTTTCCATAATTCCTAATTTCAATAGCACCATTTATTGTTGATAATCCACCACTTACATATAAACCATAAAGTCTTGTTGCTTCTTTAGAATCACCATCCATTGTCATAGAAAATTCATGTTCTCGCTCTGTTGCTTTTGGTGTTGTTATCTCTCTAGAGCCATTTGTTACATGAGCACCATCACGGTCAAAATTATTCTTCATAGAATAACTCCAAGTTTTAGCGTCCATTATAGTTCCACTAGATAAATGAATTAAACTATCAAATGGTGCGTGCGGTCGTCGTGTTATTGGTGTTAATGCTCCAAAAGTAGGGGCACCAGAACTAAAATCCCTAGTCTTAGCAATCACACCAACTGAACAAAGTAACGGTGCGGAATTATCAGTTTTTGCTAAAGTATATGTATTCACAACATTACCCTTATAAGTTCTAATAAAATTAAGTCCCGTAGGGTTAAACTGTTGTGCTGATTCTAATCCAAAACTTGTAAAAGGACATCTTGGTCCAGATACTACTGGGCTTTGTGTGTTACTTTCTAACTGAGTAATAACGTGACTATAAAAAACTGGGCTTCCAGTTAATGAATCACTTCCATTACCTAAAGCAAACAAAAGCATCCTCAAATCTTGTGGATAAAAATCAAAATTTGCTCCATAATTTTTTACTCCTGGTGTACTAACGCTTACATTTCTGGATGCTGTTCCGTGATACCTAATACGCTGAATATTTTCAGTATCATCAGGTTCAAATCCTTGAACTAATCCTATCCATTGATTTGACCCACTTGTTACTCCATAAGTTCCACTTTCATAAGAAAAACTTGTTTGATTTTGTCCTGCCATAAAAATTCCCATACTAATTCACCTCATTGTTATGTTGTTATATAATTATATCTAAACTCTGATATTTTACTTTTTATTCCTTCTTCTCCAGGGTCGTCTAAATCTCTAGCAAAATTTATGCCAAAATCCCAAAGTTGAACATTAGTTGATGTATTTGCTGTTGCTGTCGGGTATTGATTTTTTCTTAAATCATTATATACTTCGCCCCATAAATCGTTTTTTTCTTTTTCATTCCGAGCCCAAATTCTAACTTCTATTGCTAGATTTACTAAACTCTGTTCACTCTGTTGACCTAACTTCTGGTCTCCAATAATTGAACCTTTAATTGTAATAATAGGATATCTGACTTTCTCTCTAGGATAAGAAGTCATAACAAATTTTTCACCCGTAGGTCTTTTAGTAGATATAGGATCAATAATTAAAGATTTAAGTCTATCTCTCATAAAAAGTATTGTGTCACTTAATAAATTTGTTGATATTATTACCATTTTTGTCTCGTTTGACTGAGTAAATATCGTTTTATCTACTAGCTTTTTTTAATGCTTTATTTATACTTTGTCGTCGTCTATCTAAACTATGTTTAAAATGACCTCGACCTATTATTTTAGTTGTCCCATCTTCTAAAAATTCGGCGTACGGTAATTTTGATTGTATCACTGATACAAATGGAATATCTAAAATTGAATCTTTACCTATACTATTCATAAATTGTCCAGTATCTACGCTTCGTTGTTCTGATTTTCTTCCTGCTATACTTTCAACAACTTCACCGATTAACTTTAACCCTTCTTTATGAATTGTTTCGTTTATATTTCCAAAGCGTCTTAATTGTTCTTTTTCTAACACTATTTGAGTTGATTTTATACCTGTAAATATTATTGATAATTTAACCATTTTTATGTTTTGAATTGGTTATTATTTTTTTTGAAACTTCTTTTTTAGGCTCTTCTTTTTTAGGTTCTTCTATTTTATTAACTACTTCATAATTACCTGTTGCAATTAATTCTTTTGCCTTTTTATCTTCAACATCCATTTCTTCTCGTGGGTTATGAAATCCTATGTATTTTATTTTCGTCATTTTACATTTCACCTATTAAGCTTCCATTAGGTAAAGCTCTTATATAAAGCTTTTTATAAACTATGTCTCCTATAGGAGGCCAAGCTTCTTCACCATCAGGTATGATATTATATTCTCCTTCTATTGGACTTCCTAATCCTATTTTTAAAGCGCCAGGACTAGGTGTAACTGTTGTTGTTGTTCCTTTAATATATAATCTCTTATCGGCTGTAGTTATCTTTCCTTGTTGCAATAAAACAGCTTCTCTACTTCCAAAAACATCTTTAACTGGTAAAACTAATCCCGATAACCATACGTCACTTCCAGATTGTGTTAATACGTGAGCGTCGTCATAATCATTCGCAGATACAGAGCCAGAATAAAATTTAAATCTAGCTCGATGTTGTAACATACTTTCAATATCCTTTTGCATTTGTGTAAATTCTGACATTTTAACCCAAAGCTTTATAATAATGAAAACTCCCTTTTAAATCTCTTAAATCACCATAGGCATTCTTTTCTAGTGCTTCGGCACTCGATAGCGAAGCTGAACCTTTGCCCTTCTTAATAGTAAACTCACCTAATTTAGTCTCTGAGGCGTCGCTCCCCTGCGTTTCTATATCTATTAAAACTTTCGCTTTCGTGAGTTCTACTAAAGGTCCCTGTATTGCTTCTGGTATAGCGTCGTTTACATAATTTTTCCCTAAATAATTATTTATCTTAGTAAGTCTTTGCGTCACTATATTGGTCATATTTGTGCCACTAATAGATAAAGGAATATTATCGGTTCTTTTACTAACTTCTGTGATAACTGAACCAACATTCCAATCCCCCATTCTAAGCCACGCTACCTAATTTTTGCCACGTCGCACCAGATACACCAGCTATGTTTTGATATAACTGATTACCTGCTCTATCATAAGCAATAGTTCCGCCACTAAGTGCTCCTTGTGTTGATTGTGCTGGTGTCACTATATTTGTAGGGTCTCCTTGAACATACATAATTGCTATTCCACCACCAAGGTGTTTAGTAAATCCGGGTACTAATCCAATAACTGTGCTTCCTGTGTTTTCAACTGCCATTTTTATCCTCTCACTCGTAATCTAGCTTTGCACTTTTCACATTCAAAAATCTTAATCTCTCCAATTACAGGATTCATTTTTCCTGAACATCGATAACAAGATTTTCGAACATCTATTGGTTTTTCTTTGACTACAAGTTTTTCTTTGACTGGATTAGACAATAATATTTTTTGTATTAAAACGTCTTCTTTGTCTTTGTAAAAAAAAGAAACTTTTCTGTTATTAAGAATATACTCTTGTTCTTTTCTAATTAAATCCTTAGCTTCTTTTTTTGTATAAATTTTATCTTTCATTTTGTCACCTCAAAATAAATACACTCTAACTGTTGCTTCAGACCCGCCACCTATAACTACAGTTCCTCTGTTAAGCCCAGCCCCAGTTGCTTTAACTGTATTTAATGCTGCTCCTGCTCCTACTGCAAAACCCACTCCATTATTAAGAGAAGCTTCAGCAATAAAATCGTGTAAACCTCTTGTTAATATCATTGGATTTACCCCTGATGCTGTAGTGTCTATACAAACTCCTAACGCTTGTGCACTGGCCAATGGAATAGCTACTGGTATTCCGCCACTCGCTGCTGAACCACAAACCCACATTCCACCTGAAATAACAGATTCTGCTGTTAAAGAAGTTATCATTTCTCCTTTTGCTGCACCAAAATCTGTTATATATCCTGCTGCTTCTACTTTAGATGCTGAATACACATTCGCCCCAGATATAGTTCCACCTTGTATAACATTTCCTACAACTGAATCATTAGAATAAATGTCACCGCCAGAAATTGCTCCTCCAACAGTAAGTCCACTTTGAACATCAATATTTACAACTTTAAAATTTCTTCTTCTTAATCCATCTTGAACCATTTCATTTCACCTACTCGCTTTTTTGCACGGGGAATATCAACCCGCCATTCAGTGTAATATTAAAAAAAATAAAAAATTAAAAATAACAACTTTAAGAGGTTGTTATTTTAGATACTGCGTTACTTCTTAAAAGTTCCACACAAATCCTCTGAGTAACTGCTGAACCAGTCATATCAAAGTTTGGCAATGTAAATCCTTCTACTGTAATAGGTCTCTTCTCTGCTATTCCGTAGCACTCGTCTTTATCAGTTACATAAGCATACTTAGTATATGTAGTCGAAGGTGCTGCGTTAGTTGAAAATCTCATTACGTTTAATCCGTAAATAACTCCAACCATTCCAGTTGATATCATTTCCCTGTTTCCTGATTTGTTAGCTTCTACAAAAGTATCAATGTTCCTTAGGTCTTGAACTACTTCATTTCCTACAAACATTGTAGTTGCGTTTTTATCAGCTTGGTCTAGGTCAAAAATACTTTCAGTGATATTTGCAATTGTTATTGCTGCTCCACCTGCTGTTGTATTATCTGCACCATCCAATGCAGTGATAATCAATGATGTTTCGTTTTCTGCTAATTTTCGTCCAATCTTTTTGACATTTTTATCAAGTAGTGCCCATTTGCTATCTTCCATAAGCTCACGAGTTATCTTAACTGCTGCACCATATTTTACAGGTTTAAAATTAACATTAGTGTATTCGTCTTGATCAAGGGTAATCTCTTGACCTTCAGCGATTATTCTAATATTCAATTTATTCTCAACTTCTAAATCCACGTCGATGCTTGAACCTGGTATAGACGAAGGACCCATATAAAGTGCTGCTTCACTTCGTGGAATCAACGCTTTTTGGCTTTCTTCAATAAGTACGTCGTAAATCTTCCTAGGTATTAAAAGGGTTCCCTGTGTTCCCGTTCCTGTAGTAAGAAGTTCTTTTATATTTTGCATTTCATTTATTTGTTCCATCTTCTTCACCTATGGGGTTAGCTCTATTAAAGCGTAATTTCCTGACGTTGCGTTTGTCCAAGCTCTTCCAGCTTTTATTTTAATTGCTTGTGTTACCATTGCTGGTACATCTGTACCAGAAACACTAGCTAATGGAATAAAATCATCTACACCATTTGCTGCTACAGGTTGTCCACCAATTACAGTTCCAGCAACTCTAGCAATAATTACTGCCTTAGTTACAAGTGAAACGTAAGTCCCAGATGCTGCGCCCTGTAAAGCGACTCCGTTAAAAGCTGCTCCAGAAGCTCCTGTTGCAATCATAATATCTCCTGTTACAAATGAATTTAGTCCACTAGATACACAATCAGCTACACCAGATGCAAAACATAATTGTCCACCAGATGTTGCTCCTATAGCAATTCCACCTATTGTTCTTGGATTACCTGCGTCAAAAGGTGCTACATATCCTGTTGGGTTTACTGCCATTTTTAATCACTCCCCTTAATATCATAACTACCATCTGCCTTAGGTTCTTTATATAGAGAGAAACCTTCAATTTGGCTTTCTTCTACAACATAAGTACCTATTGCTCCTTCGTTAATATCTTTTGTTATTTTCATCTTCCCTTTTGTGTTTGCTTTAGCGTCTTTCTTTTCTACAGTTTTTTCAGGAACCAATTCTGCAATTAGCTCTGCTGAAATCTTAGATTCAGAAAGTTTTTCAATTACTTCTTCACGTTTACTATCCTTCATCTCAGAAATAATATCCATAGCTTTTTTCTTCTCTGCTACTAGCTCGTTTTTAACTTCTTCCTTAAGTTTTATTTTAAGCTCTTCTTCTTTAAGCTTAGCTTCTTCTGCTAGCTTGACCTTCTCTTCGGCTTCTATCCTTAACTGTTCCTTAGCTTCTACAAGGGCTTTCTCTTTAAGCTTAGCCATCTCTTCAGTTTTAGCTTTCTGTTCCCTTAGTATCTGCTCTCGCAGTTCATTTTCGTTAACATCAGTCATTTTATTGACCTCCTTTTTATTTATATGATTGTCGTTTTGACTTTCATTCACTTTTTCTTTAAACACCTTAAAATCAGAAATTTTCTCAAAAATAGGTGTAATTTTATTTTTTTTATCCAATTTATGTTCTTTAATACTCTCTAAACTATGACGTATATCTGTACCTCGAACACCAGGAGTTGGTGTTGTAGATAGCTCCATACTCTCTAAACCAATGGCCTTTACGTAGTCATCGTCGTCGTGCACTCTCACTAATTTTTTAACAATTGCGCCTATACTTACTGTTTTGATTCTTTTATCTGTTATTTTTTCTTCAGTAGGCTTATCTTTAATCCACCCATTAAAAACAACAACTCCATCTTTATTAGGTGTATTAGATTTTTCAACCAAACCAATAGCGTTGTCTGTCTCGCTTCTATGATCCTTCAATATTGGTTTTCCTATCATAGTTGGTGCAAATTTATTAAGCTCTTCACTAGTATAAAGAATACCGTTTCTTGAAATACCAGGTTGAACTGCTATTCCGTGAACTCTAAATTTACTTTCAATCATTTTAATCGACCTCTATAACTCCTTCAATAATTATAGGAACATTTTCTGCTATTATTAATCTTCCCTGCTCGTCACGTTTTTCCTTTGTTTTATTTTCCATATTTTTCACCTGTGTTTTTTATCTCTCTGTTTATTTATTATTTTTATTGTATATAAATGCTTTATTGTATATTATATAATTAGCTTTCATTTAATCACCTCTAATTTATTAAATTATATTTATCAAACAATTATTAT